CAATTCAAAAATTTATTCATACGCCTACAGCACACAACAGATGTAGTTTAACTACACATTTAATAATCATTTATTTGGGACTTGCCCATATAGGTAGATTATTTTAACCTATTAGAATTGATCGTCAAAATCATCACCACTAGATGCTGGGATATTCCCTGCTGTCTTAGTAGATGACTTATCGCCAACCAATCTAATACTGCCTGTAAATCGAGGTACAACTACCTCAGTTACAATTCTGTTTTGATCATTAGAATCTTTATATTGTCTAGTTTCTAATTCACCTTCAACATATAATTGAGAACCGGATTTAGCATACTTTTCCATATTCTCAGCAAGTCTAGGATCAAATACTACAATTTTATGCCAAGTTGTTTTCTCAGCCCAATTGCCTTCTTTATCTTTAAACTTTTTGTTTGTAGCTAAAGAAAGATTACAAAATTTTTCACCTTTTTTAGTTTGTTTAATTTCTGGATCAGCGCCAAGCCTACCAATTAATATTACTTTATTTATCATTTTTTAACTCCTTTGGGTTTATGATTTTTATATTACTAGCTAGTTTATTAGATGCTCTACCTTTTTCTAATTTATCTTCTGGCATTTCATCTTCAGAATAAACAAAACCATGTAAGCCTAATAATTTTAAAACACATCTATCATAGGCACGTTTCTCTGCCATTGCATATGGATAAGAATTTTTAGTATTCTTAGGTGATGCTTCACCATAAGATATTACTTGATGTTTCTTATTTTCTTTTTCCATTTGTGCTGTACATTTAACAACTACAACGCCATTTGCAGAATCTTTTTCTATCTCATCATATTCATATAGAATACCATTTTCTGCACCTGCTTGTTCAATATATCTATGATACATTACCCAAGTACCATGACAATCCCACAATGCTTTGTATTGTCCTTGACTATCTTTTTGATCAAGATTTAATTTTTTAAGTATAGCTAATGCTCTACTGTCTATTGGTTTACCCATTACGTTCCTTTCTTTGTATATTCATTGTTTACGAATGATTTACTTACAACATAAACATATGCAGCTCTACCACTAGAGTTTTTACGTTTATCTTTGCGTTCAATTTTATCTTGCTTAAATAACTCAGTAACTCTAGGTCTAACTGTAAATGCTGATAACGCTAATAAATCAGCTATTTCATCAGCAGTAGCTCCAAAATTACCTTTATTACTTATTACATCAAATACTTTTTTACGTATTGTTTCTGCACCTGCTTTAATTAATTCAGCAGCTTCTATTGAAGTGTCAACTGGTTGACTGCCTGGTGAGTAAGGGTATAATTTGTCTTCCATTATTGTGTTCCTTTAGTTGTTGATCGAAATTATTAAAATCTACAAAATCTGGTGGTGGAGTTTTAGTTGTTACAAGATGCCAAAATAATACTTCGGCAGCAAGTAACTGTTCTTGAAAGTTTTTATCTGGTAAAACTTCTACTAATCCATATTTCATATTACCAAAAAATATTGATAGATACATTTTTTTAGCACCATAAATCATAAGATAATGTTGTATTTGTGCTTTGTATTTTTCTGCTGTCTTAACTTCATTACTAAAAGCATTTGTGTGTTTACATTCTAGTAATGCTTTTTTTTCTTTTAAGACACCATCAATGTTGCAGTATAAAAAAGGATATTGTTTGGAAGTTATAAAGAGTTGTTTTTTAAGAACTTTAATACCAGTTTGTTTTTCAAACCAGTTTATATTGAAGTCTTCTGTATGAATACCCATTTGAACTGGGAGTACATCTGATAAATCATCTGGTTCTTTTTCTCCAATTTTTTCTAAATACAATTCGTACCAATTACCATTGTATATCCTGGTAGCATCTGATCCACCAATACCTTGTTTGCGATCAAAATCTTCTTTCATATATTTTTGTTACCTTTCCATTGTAGTCTATATAATAGCCTACAAGCTTTTTGTTTTTAGTTTTTCTATTTTTCTTATTTCTCTTTGTACTTCTTTTTTCCATTTTTTAATATACTTTAAATGATCCATTAATTTTTTTTTATTTTTTTTTAATATCATTTCTAAAGGCAAGTCCGAGTTTTGTTGCTCCTTGTCTTTTGATTTGTTCCCATTTCTGTTTCTCAAGATCATTATGTTTCCTTCTTAGTTTGTCTAGTTGTGTTAAAGTCTTTTGATCAATTTTATTATTCAAAAGTCTTTTAGCAAACTCGACATACTTGTTGTCATCAAATTCAATCGTTTTGTAAAATTTTAATAAAGACATATGCCAAGCTTGTTGCCTTACGTGGTAAGGTGTATAATCAACTTGTGGCTTCTGTTTTATTTTCCTCATCTTTAAATGATCCTTTTTCAAAAGCTTCAAGAGCAGCTTTTAATTTTTTGTTGTCAGCTTTAAACTTATCAAATATATCTTTAGCTTTTACTAAATAATGAATAGCATCAATTAATTCTTCGATAGTTTCATCTACCCATTCATTAATCGGTCTTTCATTATCAGCTAAAGTTTTGCCAAACTTATTCATACCTTCTATGTGTCTAGCAACAACTATATCTATAACTTTATTAACAACAGGATCATTGGTTAGACCATTGAGATCTACATTTGGATTAACTGTCATTTTTTACCTCTTTTGGTTTTACTAAAATTTCGGCATTAAGTGCTTCTGCCCAACAACAGAACAACCAACCGCTAGGTTTTCTTATACCACACTCCCATTTTGATACAAGTCCTTTAGCTACTCCTAAAATTTCATCCATTTCTAATTGAGATATACCTAATGCTTTTCTCAAAGCAACGAATTGCGGTATTACTTGATTATGAAATTGTTCACCTAGTGCCTTATTTGCCATAATTACTAGGTATATGTATATTTCGGAAGCTGTCAACTATATATAGTGGGTACTCACTCTCGCTTTCCCCACCTCGCATAATTGACTAGTCGGAGATACTTATGCTTTTATGGACTTAAACAAATGCCTTTGATGCCATAAATTCTTGTACATCTGGATCTGTGTCAGCAGGTGTTAATTCTATTTCTGGATTTTTATAATATTGCATATGCAATGGTATAAAATAAGACATAGGTTTATTTAAAAACATAGATGCAATTAATAGCTTTTCTAATGGAATTTTATTAGTAGCTCTTTCATATTTTTGAATTTGTTGAAAGGTTACTTTTAATTCATTTGCTAATTCTTGCTGTGTTACTTTTCTAGTTTTATATTTATTTAATCTAGCTTCTTTAATTTTTTTACCAACAAATGTGTATAGTTCAGACATTACCTTTTCTCCTTGATGCTTCTAATGTTCTCCATATTTCGATTTTCATCTCGGCAGTTCTTCTTTTATTTTTTAATTTAAGAAGATCTATATTGAGAGCATTAATTGTTTTAATTGAATTAACATAACTTTCGGAAGCGTAAAAATCTTCAATAGCTTTTGATACAGCTTTATCAGATTGGTTTACATAACTACCTTTGTAATGTTTAATCATATCTCGCTGATATTCTACCTCTGCCATATGTTCAGCAAAGGTAGTATCAGTTTCGGCAAGATAATTTATTTCTTTATCTATATCCATTATTTACTTTCTATTTGTAAAAACTCTTTTGGAGCTGCTACTGGTACACCAGAAGCTTTGAATGTTTGACCTAAATGTTTCCAAACATCCATAATATTTCTACCAGAGTATAATACATTTCTTGCTTGTTCTTCAAGATTTTCTAAATCTTGTTTAACTTTATATTTAGAAAGTTTAACAATAGATTTATAAGTTTCTTGTTTACATACTTTCTTTAAACAAGGTTCTACATCTTCTACATTTTTAATGTCCCATTGAAAAGGATCATCATTTCTATTTTTCCAAGATCTAACATTAGTCCAAGATTTAAGTTTTTCTAATAACTTATCTCTTGCTGCTCTTTTAGATTGTTCTAACTTTAATTCATAAGTTTCTTTGCTTCTTACAAATTTATTTAATTTGTCTTCGGCATCTTTAAAAGCTTTTATTTCAGTTTTTATATTAAGCTTAGAAACAAATGATTTATAGTTTTTATCTGTTTGTTTTTGTGTATCAGATTCAATTGCTGATTCCATATCTTGACGTCTATATCTAAACTTATCGCTAATAAGTCTATCAAGGTATTCAAGCTCGTTCTTTCTTATCGGCTGCATTTTTTTTTCCTTTGGTTTTGGTTTGTTTATTGGTAACAGTTTTTTGATTAGCAAAACTATTAACCCAATTCATATATTCTTTTAGTTCTTTTTTAGTCATCAAACATTTTCCCTTCGAAATCTTTGCTTTCATATGATTCAAATGTTTCATTAGCATCAACATTATAAGATCCATCTTTTGTTGATACAATGACTTCACCATAAACATTACCTTCAAATGCAAATGTTCCCCATTCTTCTAAGAATCCAAATTCATACCATTTGTTAACTAACCAATCTTGAGTTACTTTTACATCTGAGTAGTTAGTATTTCGATATTCAAATACTTGAGTGATTTTGTCTTTACCTTTATCAATAGTGTACTCCAATGGTGTATATTCATCTATCCATCCTGTTGGACTATATTTACTAAGGTCTTTGATAGTCATTGGATTTTTATCTTTATCAAGAAATACAAAATCTCCATCAAAGCCACCTTCGTCATGTCCACCTTCAAAATGTAATTGAAGATAGTGTATTCCATCTTCATACATTTTTTTGTAAATTTCTTTTAAAGGTAATGCGTTTTTCTTTTTAATTGAAAGTGCAAACTTTTCACCTTTTCTATATTCTTCCCACCATTTTTCGTGGCTAGTTGGTAAAGATTTAAACTCACCTACTAAATCAATTGTATGTGCTATCATAATTTATGTTGTCCTTTCCGCATCCAAGATGCTATTCTTACATTTTTAATCCAATCATCAAAGCTTGGAATAAATCCTAAATCTTCAATGATATGTTTTTCTACAATTAGTCGTACTGGAATAGCTTTGTTATCGCTATTTGTAATAGTATGACCAAATTCTTTTTCGGCAGCAAAGCAGCCTTCTGCATGATGACGTAATAATCTATGTGCAAAATGCGTAGTTAATTTTTTACTTTCATCCATCCAATCGTGTATGAGTTGGTAGTCTTCTACTTTGCCACCCCATTTTTTTACTGAAGATACCGAATGATAATAACAATTTGCCATATTAATTTTTTCCTATTTTGTTTTTATAATTTTTAATTATTTCGTAAGTTAACTCGGCAGCAACACCAATAAAGTGTAATGACCAAGCTAAACCAGAAAGTAATCCAATAAATAAATACTTTGAAAAACTTAATGTTTTTGGCATTAAATTACTTATTTTTGTGCGTAGATTTTTTATATTATTTTTGATATTGGGCATTTAATACCTTTCGAATATTTCTTTCTTTCTGTATAATCTATCTCATTTC